TGTCCCCATGTCCAATTCATCCGCGACCTCCGTGTCGGTTTGTTTGCTTTTGTTTTGTTACGCGCTCAAGATTCAAGAGCAGACCTAGCCCAAGTCCCCCGTCGGGGTGCCTCAACCCAACTACCAATTCAATATCCATTTGCCTCGCCGCCTTGCTCAATGTTTTTCGCGTTGCAAACATCGAGCGCGACAAACTACCCACGCTCTCCGTGTGTCTCCCTGACGAATGCAACATCGCGGGCCTTGGTCGTATGTCGTCGGAGTTACCGAGTGCGATCACAAGACTCACCCGATAACTCCATTAATCATTACAATCGTTAAACGCGGCCGTTACCGCGCCTATGCAATGAACCTTTGTTTTTCAATTGCCCAGCGTGACGCCCAATAGGGCTTCTGGACAACCAAACTTTTTCGCACAATACCACAACTCACGGTCGCTTTAAGCAATAGACAATCCACGCAACTAAGGCCGTGAGCCATAGCGCCATTGCAAACCTCATTGGTTCCGTGTATTCCATACGGCACCCAGCAGAGAAAACAAACCCGTCACGCCTAAGAACATAAAGATTTCCACGTCAACCGGCATTGCAATCATTCTTGGATTCCTTTCTTTAGTTTCGTAATAAGCAGATTGGCAGAGGCAACCGATAGTTGTTGGAGATCAATGCCCGCAATGTTCTCGGTAGATTTCTTGGCAAGGGCCTCAATGAAATTGATTTGCTTCTCGGTTGCCACGCTCAACGCGCCCTCCCCACGGTAAGGGACCTCGGGTTTAGACGCCACCACGCGCATTTGGGGACCGGTCATAATGGGTTTGGAGCTCATCGGCTGCGGGTTTTCGTCGGGTTGACGGTTTCGCACCTCGTCAAATGATGCAATGCTCCGCTCGATGCCGTAGCCCATATAACCCAAAGCTCGAGCAAGTGCCGAGGTCGCTGAATTTTGTTGCTCAGAATCACGCGTGAAATTTGTTTTGCCGGGGAACGGCTCAAAATTGTAGGCCCGCACCGGGAGCGCGTCGTCGATTGTGCGAAACAATGTCACGGTTGCTTGGATGAAATGTCGCTCGCCAATCTTGACAATCTCGGGAGTTTCCTCAACGACTCTCAAGTCTGGCCAATCCTTGAGCGCGGCCACAAGTCGAGTTCGGCAATCAATATAACCGTTAGAGTCCCACGTCATCGCACTACCTCAAACGGGTCCCATTTGTTCAATTGATTCTGGGGTGTGAAATAGCAATCCCATTCATCGCGGTAATGCTCCGCCACGTTGCACAACTCAAGAGGGAGCCACCCTCGAATCGTTGCGGTGTGGAAATCCTCGGAGAGAGTAACGAGGACATACGGAGCAGATTTGTCGTTGTTGTACGTCGTGAGGGAACCGTTGTGACGCATTGTTGAGCGAACCTCCCAAGTGTTGACGTCGTTGCGATATTTGTTATAGGTCGGGTCATAGTCGTATTGAGTGCCGAGCGAATAAGCGACGGCGAGTTCACCCAGACGGCCCACAAAATGCGGACGGACTTGACCCTCTTTCCAAGGTTTGCGACGAACGTGTCCGGCGGCGTCCTCTTGCGCGTCAATGACCAACGCTAATTCGTGGCACGTCTCAATGTCTTTTTTGCTCAGAAAAACGGCGTTATTCATATTCCGAACCGCGCAATTTGATTTTGCAAATGTTCGTTTTCTCGAGCGAGTTCGTTAAGCCGCGCATTTTGACTCATTATTTGTTCGGTCAATTTGACAATATGGTCGCGCCATTCGTGGACCGTTTGGTTTTGAACTTGATTCAACGAATCTGCTTCCACTATCCAATGGGCAATGAGCCATAGTCGTTCGCTTTGAACCGTGTTGCCAGCGTGAAAACTCTCATTGGCAAAATCCTNNAGCCAAGCTACGTTGTCGGGTATGTTCATTTCACTCCTTTATGTCGGAAAAGGTTTTGAGATAGTAGCACCGTAGCGAATGGCAAAATCCTGGAGCCAAGCTACGTTGTCAGGTATGTTCATTTCACTCCTTTATGTCGGAAAAGGTTTTGAGATAGTAGCACCGTAGCGAATGGGTGTGGGGGATGCTTAGCCCTTACCGCTTGTCGCTCGCCAATTGCCTATGCCAGAGCCCTTGTAAATAGCCCCAGCGACCGCCAAATTGCAGTCGGGTTGTAGTAGGACCGTCAAGTCACCACGCGCACTACGACACGTCTGAGCCGTCAAAGTTACCCAACCGCTATTGACTTGGAGGAGGCCCGAGTCATACGATCGAACCGCCTTGCAGCGTTTGTAAGTTGCTGCCGGTGACAATTTGCAATCTTTGTTGGACGTGCCTTTGTGGTAGTTCCACCCAATCGCTTTTGGTTGACACCTTGACTCGCGCCACATAATCCGAGAAAACTCAGCAACCGGCAAACCGTTTGCTTTAAGTTGCTTCTCATATTGTGGGCATCGGTTGAGAGACGCGCCTACTGCACGGGTCTCAAATTGTGTTAGTGATAATGCGATCAATAGGACCGCAATGCAACGCTTAATCGAGCGTCAATTCTGTCGGTTCGGACCAACCGTCATTGCTAAGTTTCCGCAATGAGAGCGTTGCAATTTCTAGTTGACCGCTCTGGTCGTTCCTAAAGAGTTGGACAAGGACGCGCTGCCCATTGTCAAGCACTCCGCGCAATTCCTCATAGATTATTGTTCCTACCATTTCAAGACTCCTTTTGTCGGGTCTAACGAACCTACCCAATCGGTTTAGGCCGTTGGTGGCAATTGGTTTTCGCCCTTTATGGGTAGGGGATTGAGGCCCACGCCCGAGCAAATTTGGCGGCGTCCTTGGACATTGCGACGTCCAACTCAATATGCAGCCAAGTCGGCGTCCCTTGGTAAGACCCGGCAGATTCGGCGTCGCTTGAATGAATGCGGACCCCGAGTTTGCCCTCACCGCGGCTTGACTTGTAGGTTGCGCCATACGTTCCGAATGCGTACCAATTGACAAGTGATATTCCAAGCGTCTCGGAATTGTGCAAGAGAAAATCCCAGATCACCCGCGCTAGTGCTTCGTTTTCTTTTTCGGTTTTCTTGATGCCGTAAAAGCAGTCCCACGCGTTTCCGGTCGCGTGGACGGATTTGATTGGCGGCGTCACGTTGCGGTTCATATTGCGATTGACATAAGCACCCAGCGACCGCGTACCCCAACGCGCTTTTGATAACTCAATTAGTTTTGTGATGCCGGGAGAAACTTGTTTCCCGTCCCAAGCGACGTTGTACGGGTACGGTCTAGGACTCATCGTTCTTAGGACCAAACATTTTTGGCGAGTCTTGACGAGTCTTGGCGGCTACGCCGTTACCGATGCCATAGAACACAATTGCCGAAATCATCGGGAGGCCCGCATTCTGGTCAATTGAGTTTGTTGCAAGTAGGACCGTGATGCAGATGAGCGCGACAAGGAGGATAAGCGCCTTGGGAGGGTTGGAAATAATCACGCTGGGCCTATGTCCTCAATAAGTAAACTTGCTGCCTTGTTTGCTGTTCTGCTTAGGTTTGGATTATCGCTAAGGCTTGATGTTTGGGCACAAGCAACAATAATGGTTGACGTGGCTGCAAAAGTTCCAATGTGTTGACATAAAACTTGCAAATTGCCAGACATTGCTGCCGCGTTTCTCGTAATAACACTTTGCAACAAAGTTCCTGCGGCGTTTGTGACTCTTAGTTCCATAGTAGTTTGACCGCTTGCAATGTTGGTTATTTGAACGGCTGGCTCATACCAACTTATTTTGTAGTTACGATTCGCAATAGGCGTAAACGTCACGGTTAAACCGGTGGCCGTCATTGTTGTAGTAAGACCGTAATTGGTCGTGGCTTGAGCCAACGCAACCGTGCTAAAACCAAACGCGTTTTGTTGAGCCGCCGTTAATACTGCGCCGCTGACGAATGTTGTATTTGGTGCAATTGCCATTGTTTTGTTCTCCTTTANAAGCTCAATAGGTTTGTGTCAAGAATACCCCAGAGGGCATTGTTAAGGGTAAAAAATCCAAGTTGGTCCGTGCTCTCGAAATTGTAGGAGACGAGGTGACTTGTCGGGGTGATGTTGTGCGAAACGCCTGAAACCATAAGGACTTGGGTGCTCGAGGACGGTGAGCCGGTCACAAAGTTTTTGACCACGGTTGCAATTGACGTGAGGTCAAGGTTGAGCGCGAGGTTTTGATTTGACTCACTCAACGCGCCAAGTTCGGTTGTAAGGCCGGTAAACCGTAAAACGGGCGTTGCATACTTGCCCAAAAGGTAGTTCCCTAGACCCGCAACCTCGGCGGTCGTTGAGTTGAGGAGGTTGGTGTCCGAGTAGGTTTGAGTTTGGTTTTGTGCTCTTGACGCTGCGTTGCTTGTTGTTTGTACCGCGCCCGCTGGGCTCTGGGTAATTATGTAATTGAATAAAAGAGTGTCCCCAAACTGGTTTTCCAATGTCTGGAATGCGAGACCCGTTCCGTCACCGTTGAATGTTGCAGCCGACGGGGTAAGTACTGTCCCTCGACCTTTCCAAGTAAACGTCCCGTTAGCGGCCATATAGACTTGACCTTGCTCGGATGACGTTATTTGTTGAATGTAATTCAGCAAGTTTGTATCTTGAGCAATGCTGAAATCGGCAGACGCGGCAGTTCCTCCGAGGGTCGAGGTACCCGTTGAGACGCTGCGAGCGCCTTGATAGTTGACCTCGGAATATCCAAGGACGGTGTTGATTCGCGCACTTGTTGACTCGGCGGTTGTGGTGTGCGCGTCAAGTTGTAGGTTTGCAAACACGGTGAAATTGTCGGAGCATTGTGCAAACATTAGATCGTTGTTTGCGAGGTCATAGTCAAGATTCCAACTTGTAACGAGTCCGGTATAGATCGGAATTCCATTTGCATTGATGATGATTGGCAACCGAGGTTGAATGCCCGTTGTACCGGTCGAGGGCGACCCAATCCAATATGGCGATGACGTGTTAAGCGGGTCTAGGGACCGTTCTTTGTTCCAGAATGTCACCGTTGCTTGACCAGAGGTGAACTCTTGCAATTGTCGAGACCGACCGCGCCCAATGTTTATATTCTGGACAAGACTTGTGAGGTCAACAAAAGTGATTCCGCCAAGAGTGCCTCGGCCTAACGTGTCAAGGACGCCGTTAACCGTGTCATTGAGGATAAATGGTTGCCCAAACGCGGTTGTCGATTGAAACCCGACAAGAACTTGGATGACCGGTTGAGTCATACGCCCAAGAAAACTTTCCCGCTGACACGCTGGGCCGCCAAAATACTGTCAATGATTTGTTGCCCGATTTGACTTGGGGTTGCCACCACGCCCGCGCTGACGTTGACCGTAATGCCTTTAGCCGCGTTGAGGTTTTGTTGAGCCGTGTTCACGCCGCCGCCAAAAAACGCGGTTGACGAACTTAAGCCGAGTTGGTTTGCTGCTCCCGCAAGACTCCCCAACGCCTCTTGGAATTGTCCGAACACTCCCGGTATTCCGATCATCTCATCGGTGACCGCGGAGCCCGCAACGGGTCCAAGGTTTAAGAGCTGAGCGAGACCGTCGGGACCCAGACCGTAGCCAACGAGAGTCGAGAGATTGGCGGCAAATTTCTTGGCCATTGTGACTTGCTTGGCGAACTCGCCCGTTGTCGTCATTGCGGCTTTTTTCTGCTGAGCCGCTGTCAAATTGGTTTCGGCATCGGCAACGCCCTGAATCGCTTTGGCGAGATTGTCCGCATCATCAGACTGCTGAGCCGTGTTGAGAGCCTCATACGCCGTTTGGCGGGCCTGTAGCGCGGTCGTGACGGCATCGGCGGCGGTTGCATTGGTGTCAAACGCCTCTCGGAGGCTGACCATACCGGACAACTCGCCCGACGTGCTTT